CATTATTTGCATCACGTATTTTTCTGTAACAAGTTTCTTAACTTTAATTCCACCTGCAGAACCACTCTTTCCTTCTGAAAGTTTTGATAATCTCTTTTCATCTTTACCATTAAGCAATCTGAATTTTATTGTCATCTTCATAATTGGAAGAACTACATCATATTCTCCTACGTCATCTGGCTCAACTTCAAGAGTTTTTGCCTTAAGTAAGTCAAGATTAATTGTTGGCGTGTGATTTTCTCCACAAGAAGGACAAGATATTTCTCCTGGAATATAGTCACTTCCAAGACCTGTCTTTCTCATTTCAATAAGAAGAAAATTTCTGTCTCCAGAAAGCATGTCCTCTGGTCTAAGGTCCCTATCCATTACTGCTTTATCAAGAAGTACATCTAACACTCTACCAGATTTAATAAGTTCTGGAGAATAAAGAATATCATCTTCTTCAGCTGTAAGATACTTAATCGTTACACTCTTCTTTTTGTTTGGGTAAAAGACTCCGCCAGAAGGTAATTCTACCTCTTCGGTTGGAACTTGAAATTCCATGTCTAAATACTGTTCTGGGATATTGTGTTCCGCAGCAACTTCTTTTGCCGTTTTTTCTGCCCCTTCGTTATCAGAAACATTAACTCCGCCTTGTACGGGGATATTTGGGTTTTGTTTATTCTGATTCTTTTCAGAATTTCCACCCAACACTATTTGCTCATCAGCCATAATTTATTAGTTTTTAATTTCTCATAAATAATAAGTAATAAAAATTCTAAATTAAAGTATCTTATTGGATTTTTTTAAATTTTCAAAAGAATCAAGTGGTCTAAAATTAGTATAATGACTTAACTTTAAAACTTCCTCCTCTGTTTTTGCTGAAGAAATAGGTATTATATGGTCTATTTGCCATGTTACTTTAACCTTACTATATATACCATTATTATCCCAAGTCATCCAAGGTTCAAATTGACTTTCTAAATATTCTTTAAAATATTCTAATGAACATCCAAGTATTTCTTCTGATTTTTTAGATTTTATATATCCTAATTTTTTAATAGAATTTTTAACTAAACACCTTATATTACTACTAAGCTTAAAAAGAGGGTCTTCAATCTTTCTCTCTTTTACTCTATCGTTGATTTTACTTCTATTTAATTTTGCATATTTTTTTTGATATTCTTTTAAGTCATCTAAATTGTCTTTTCTATAACATTTATGATACTCTTTAAGTTTTTCTACATTATCATCACGATATTGCTTTATTTTATCACTATTTTCATCACGATATTGTTTTTGACGCTTACTTATCTTATCTGAATTATCCAGTGCATATTTAGCAGCGTATTCTTTAGCTTTTCCTTTATTTTTTTCACGATATTCACATATCTTATCCGAATTATCCAATGCATATTTAGCAGCATATTCTTTAGCTTTCTCTCTATTACTTTCCCTATACAATTTCATATTCTCTTTATTTTTTTCTTTGAGAATACCCTTGTTTTTATCTCTATAAGATTTAGCATATAATTTATCGCAATCTAAGCAATTTCCTTTTCTATTTCCAGTTTTTTTTATTAAATAAAACTCTTCTTCTCCTTTTTCATACTTACATTTATTGCATATTTTCTTATTCATACCAATAAATATGTTAAAAAAATAAAAAAACTAAACTAAATAAAAAAATTTTTTTTGTTTTCCTTAGGTTTGAGGAGATATTTGAGAAGAAGTTTGTTGTTGAATAGAACTGTCAGTTTGCATTTGAGAAAATTTAACTGCATTTATTTGAGATTGTTTAGAAAGTTCAAGGTCCATCTTTGCTTTTTCTAATCTATCTTTTGTAAGCTTTGCCTGAGCAACTCTTGCATCCTTCATATCTCTTGGAAGATTTGAAACTCTTGCGTCAGCATCTCTATACTTAAGTTCGTCTTCAAGAGACTTAACCCTTTCTTCTCCTGACTTAATCATATTTTGAGCTAATACCATTGGGTCTTCTTCACCTATTTCTTGCATTACTCTCGTAATTTCTTCTCTGATTATTTTTCTAATAGCTTCCATTATTTCAATGTATTATTTGATTTTCGTATATTTTCCAAAGAACATAGAGGTCTAAGATTTTTATAATTATTTAAAGAAACTACTTCTTCTTTTGTTTTAGCTGATGAACTTGGGATTATATAGTCTATATGCCAAGTTCTCTCTACTCCTCTATATATACCATGATTTTCCCAAGTCATCCAAGACTCAAAGTTACATTCCAAATAAGATTTAAAATCTTCTATAGAACAACCTACCTAAAAACAAAACCATCTAATGTTTTTTCTTTTCCACACTTATTACATTCTTTTAACTCCATAATTCTAAAAACTTCTTCTTTTGCTCTTCATAATTATTATTCAAATCATATTCCCATAAAACATAAAAGCAATACCCATTACCTTTAGCTAATGTTGTTTTAAATTTATCATTCTTAACATTCCTAACCTGTATCTTATTTAATTCTTTTCCCTCATAAATCAATGGATTTGCATGCCAGTAATCTCCGTGAATTTCAACTATTAAATTCTTAGACGGTATATAAAAATCAAATATCTTATTTCCAAGAACCTTTTGACATTCACACTCAATCCCAAGTTCCTTCATCATATCACTAAATAGCTTTTCTGGAGCTGTCATCTTATTTGACATCTTCTTTGCCTGGGCCTTTAGTTTTTTTGTCTTATTAATCTTTGCAGCAGCTGGGTTTGCTTTCCTTTTGGCTCTTGCAAGTAATTTTCTATAGCTCGGTTTCTTTGCCATTAAGCAAATCCTAATCTTGGAAGAATCTTTGGAATAGTTGATAATGCTATCTCTCCAAGCTCTGTTCCTTTAACTGCAGTTAAAACTCCAGGACTTGCCAATCCACCTGCAAATAAAATAGCAACACCACCCATAAATATAGCATTAGATGCTTTATGAAGTTGGTCTGGCGTAGCATTAGGCATAAATGGCTTTAACGCTTTCTCTATAAGTCCAACATATTTGTGATTAAGTTTCTCCCCAGCCTTAGCAGCCTTTCCTCCCCATTTCTGAAGCCAAGCTGAATTCATTTTCTTTCCAGCCCATTCAGCTGCCTTTCCTCCATATTTCATAATAGCTGGAGCAGATACAGCTAAACTAAGAAGTCCAGCTTCGTTTAGTTCTCCATCTTCCATCGTATTCATAAATACACCTTCATCAAACGTAATCTCATTCATCATCCCTTCTTGTATTGGTTGAGCTCCTTGAGTTTGTGTCGCAGCTTTAGCGTCTTGATTATTGTTATCATAAACACCAGGAGCATCTAATACCCCATCCTTGTCTCCACCTGTTTTTGAGAAGTTACCCAAAAGAGCTGGTAGACCCTGAACAAGTTTAGCCATAGCTTGGTCCATGGTTACATCAATGTTCTTACTTATTTTTTGGTCTCTCGCTGCAGTATCTTGAACAGCAGGTTTTGCTGCTGGCGCTGCAGGAGCAACTTGAGAAGGCTGTGTTGCCGCAGGAATTGTTTGACCCACTGGAGCCTCGTTAATTCTTGATTCAACTAAGGATTTCATTTTATCAAATGATTCCTCTATTATTTTTTTGTTTTTGGCCATAATTATCCCTTTATAATAAATATGAAATAAAAACCCTTTTTTTTAGATAAAAATAAGTTTTTTGAAAAAACCATAATATTTAGAACAAAGGGGCAAGCCTACAAAAAACCAAGCTTTACAATGGAATTAGACTACAATAATTTTGATGACGTATCAAAAGAATTAATCAAGGAATTAGCTAAAGAAAACGATAAATTCAATAAATTAATCGTTAAACTACAAACTGCTAAAAATTCCATGGACTCAAAATCTAAACTTAAAGTAACTCTTAAAGAAGAACTTAAAAAATAATTTTAACATGTCAGAAAATCAAGATTACACATTTATAGTTCAACAATTAGAAAGAATGTCTACAAAGATGGATGAGATTTCTAAAGAGGTTCAACTTACAAATATAGAAATAGCTAAGCTTAATGGAATGAAGCACACTCTTAATGACTTCAAAACCTGGAAAGAGAATGTTGAAAGCGCTGTAAACGCAGAAGACCTTAGACTTATGAAATCTGCTTTAACTGAAGTTCAAAAACATGCTGAAGATATGGATAAGGTTGAAAAAGATATTGAAAAGCTTAAAACAGGGAAGGAACAAGATAAAAAAGAAATTGATAAGCTTAAAACTTTTAAAACTCAAGTTGTTACATACGGAACAATTGCTACCTCTCTTTTTGCGTTAGCTCTTACTGTTCTTGGTTGGTATCTTTCTTAGAAGCTTGTTTAGCCATACTATCAACAATTCTTATATACTTCGTAGTATTCCTCTTTACGTGAATTGGATTTACATTTAATCTATTTACAAGATTAATTAACTTCTCCCAAGAATCCCTATTTTCAACTGGATTATTTTTACTGTTTAACCAGCCATTTTTAATCCACTTATCAAACCACCTATCTTTTAGGCAATTTATTACATAAGCACTATCTGAGTAAAGATTTATTGACTCAGAAGTATTTGATGCTGCGCTAAGAGCTTCTGCAGCTGCATTAATTTCCATCTCTTGATTTGTCGTTCCTATTTTCCTTCCAGTTCCTTGCTTTACAATCTCACTGTCTTTCCCTGGTTTCTTTTCTAAAATAACAAATGCCCATCCGCCTATTCCTTCTGCAACTCCATCTTGTCTGGAATTCTCCTTGCACGCTCCGTCTGTATATATATTCATTGTTTTTCTTCTATCTCTTTTTTACTTGTGTCTTTATCAACTCTTACTATTCTTGTTCCTCTCTTAAAGTTTATGTAGCCTTTATTGTTTTTAGCGAATTCTGCTACATAAATTCCATTAGCCTGAAGCATAGGATATAAATCTTTTGCAGTAGGGTCAAATGCTCTAAGAGTAGAAAAACTTATTCCATCCCCAACCTTCATTGTTAAATATTCTTTTCCAGTTCTTCCTTGAATCATTTTAAATGACTCAACAACAAATATGTAAAAATCATCATCATCGAAGTTAACTATTGTTTCCACTAATTTATCTCTCTTAGCTCTATCATTTACATCTTTCTTTATCTCAAGTATGTATTTAATCTTTTCAAGGTCAAAATTACAAACCTCTATAAAGTCCACTCTTTTTTCATTATCTGTTGTTGGAGGAAACTTTTTAATATCATGTTTCACTGGTATGTCAAAAGCAGGGTCATTCATATCAAATAAAATAGTCTGATTTGCTACCTCTTTCTTTTTCTTTTTCATCTTCACAGCAAGAAGTTGCTCTCTCGAATCTCCCCAATCATCAAAAACACCAGCCTTAAGACATGCTGTAAAAGCAGTTTTATTAAACTTACTGAATGGAAGTCTCATAAATACGCTCATACTTATTGTTTCAAGAATCTTCTTATCTTCCCCCTCTTTTACTTGAACACCTGCTACAAGAGAGCGCATCTCTTCGTGAGCAATTTCACCAAACCCATTAATTCCAGAGAATCCCATAGATATTTCGTGGTCTCCTGTCATTGTCCATTCCCAACCAGATTTTCTTGATGGTCTTTTTATAACAATACCCTTAGACATTGCAGATGCAATTGCAGAGGCAATCCAAATTTGTTGCTTTTCTTTTGTTCCAGACTTTGGGTGATTCAATAAAGCGGTATAAAACTCAGTAGGATAATAATGCTTCAAATAAAGAGTCTGCATTGCCAAATATGAATATGAAAGCGAGTGAGACTTGTTAAATGAATATCCCAAATATTGAATTACCCAATCTTTAATTTTATCCACCTCTCCTTTATCATACCCCTGAGCAGCTGCTCCTTCAAGGAACATATTCCAATACTGCTGGAAACCTAACCAATTCGGATTATTTAATTCACTCTCTGTTAGAGTTTCTCCTGCAGAATGCCTGGCAATAATCTTACTTGCCTTATCCATATACCTACGCAAGTTATCTCCCTTACCAAGACCCATACCACCAATTCTATCGGCAATAAACATTAACTGTTCTTGGAATACAAGTACTCCGTTTGTTTCTCTTAATATTGGCTCAAGAGCTGGGTGAACTAAATCAATCTTTTCTGGATTGAACTTATTCATTATAAACTCTTCGTGAGCTCCAATTCCCATTGGTCCTGGTCTATATAATGCATTACAAGCTACAAGCTCTTCAAATTTCTCAACCTGCATTCCTCTAATAAGATTATTCATCCCACTACTCTCAAATTGGAATATACCGTGATTCATTCCAAGCCTAAGTTCAATGAAAAATTTTTCATCTTCAAGGTCAACGTAATCTACTAATTCAGTTATATCTTTTCCTTTTGTTGTCTTTACAATTTCAATAGTTTCCTTAATAACGTTCAACGTCATTAACTTCAATCTATCCAGCTTTAGAATTCCAATGGCAGACAAATCTTTACCAGACTTATCAGCTTCCTGAAATGCTGATACAACACTTCCGTTAGATGCAATTACATTCGTTGGAACATAATCCCAAGATGGACCTGGAGTAATAACAACTCCCGCAGCATGTTGACCAACTCCTCTAATATTTCCATGCAACTTTAATGCTACATCAATTATCTCTTTATTCTTTGGGTCTCTAATCTATCTTCCAACCCTTTCAGTACACTCTGGTTTATCTGGCCATGTTTCAAACCAATGTCTAAGAGTGTCATTATAATTTAAGAAGTTAGGCATCTCATCTGTAATAGCAAATACATCAGAACCAAAACCTGTAGCTTCTTTTCCGTGGTATGCTCTAACAACATCTTTTATTGTATTTTTCTCAGAGAAAGTACTAAAAGTACCAACAGACATTACACGCTCCTTACCATATTTTTCATATAAAAAATTATCAGTAATATCATCTGTTCCGTTCATGAAATCAATATCAATATCTGGCGGACTATTTCTTTCTGGATTTAGGAAACGCTCAAAATAAAGGTCAAACCTTATTGGGTCAATCTTTGTAATATCAAGACAGTAGGACAATAAACTTCCAGCTGCAGAACCCCTGGCTGGTCCAATATCATACCCTTGACCTCTATAGAAGTTTACTATTTCCCAGTTTACAAGGAAATAATCAAGCATCTTCTTTGATTCGATTACTTGTAATTCATAATTAAGACGGTCAACATATTCCTTAACTTTCTCATCAGTCATTTCAACTATACCATTCTCCTTGTACTTAGCTATTTTTTGCTTTAACTTAGCAAATGCAAGCTTCACAATTATTTCCTCTGGCTTATCTGTCTTAAAGTAATTTAAAACATCTTCTGTTGGCTCATATCTTGGATATTTCTCTACTCCTGTTTCAAATTCAAAATTACACTTATCAGCAATCTTCAAAGTATTTGCCATACAAAGCTCAAGAAAATTATCTGGATAATTGAAATTATGCTTAGTGTTCATTGTTCTAAAATCTTCACTACCAAAATACCAAAGCTCTCTATTTTCTTTAAGGAAGCAACGGTCTATAGGTCTATGCTGTTTTATAGATGTAACTATATCCTGAAGGATTGAATCGTCTTTTTCTGGATAATACGTGTCATTACTAACAACAGGCATTATATTATATTTCCTCATCATCTTGATTAGGAAATTATTGTATTGTTTTTGAATTGGGAATCTACTGAACTTGAATTCTATTATCAAATCTTCTCCAAATTCAGTTCTAAGCATGTTTATATAATTCTCCGCTTCTTTTTCACGCCCTCTAAGAGCCATACTCGCTAATTTGCTATCTAATCCCGAAGTAGATACGATAAGCCCCTCCTTGTACTTTAAAAGCCACTCAGTAGTTATCCTACCTTCTTTCTTAAAGTACCCCTCTGTATTTGCAAGATATAGCAAGTGATTAAGATTACTGTATCCTATTTTATCTTTAACAAAAATCTTTACTTTAAAATTATCTCCCTCTAACGATTTCTCTTCAAACAGCCCGATGTTATCATTCAAGAATATTTCAATACCAAAAATTGGTTTTATCCCTTTTTTGTTACATTTTTGAAAGAATTCGAAAGTTCCAGATAAAGTTGCATTATCTGTTATTGCCATTGATGTGTGACCTAAAGATTGCGCCTTTTCTATATATGCATCAACCGAACCAGCTCCGTCAAGTATTGAGTGAAATGTGTGAAGACCAAGTGGGGTTATTTTTGCTCCACCTTGAACCTTTGTTTGTGCTGGCTTAGCTTGTACAAAGTCAGAAAGAGATTCGGCAGTAACTATTTCCTCTTTTTCCTTAAATCCAAGAACATCTCTCTTCTGAAGTTCGAAGAAACATTTTGAAAGCGCTGTAACATCTGCGAGTGCATCGTGCGCATCCTCAAATCCTTTATCAAATAATTTAGTGTAAAGCTCTGGTTGACTTGGATATTTAAACCCACTTCTACCTCTTGCGTTTGGAATTGCTACAAACTCCGTAGTCAACTTCATTGTATCAATATGCTGAATATCTTGCACGTAATTGTGCATTTCCTCTCTTAACAGCTCACATCCAACAACATTTTCATCAAACGTAATATTGTGTGCAATTAAATATTTGTTATTTTTAACTGCTGTTGCAAATAAATCAAGAGCCTGCCTTAAAGGGACTCCTTCGGCCTTTGCTCTTTCATTAGAAATTCTATGAATCTTTATAACTTCATCTGGAATGATAAAGCCATTAGGTTTTATTATAAAATCTTGTGAATCTGTTTCTATGCCATTGGCATCAAATACTTTCCAAGCTATCTGAACCATTCTTGGCCAGTTATTGAAATCTGTTATCGGTGCGCTGAAACTAAGCGCCATACCAGTTGTTTCGGTGTCAAATACTATATACATTACTCTTCCAGTTGTTTGTGTACTCGGAAGATGGATGGCTCCCGCTTTTAAATTATCCCTTTGTTTGTATCTGTTTGGGAGGTTTGGATAACTCCCATTAATTTAGATACAAAACTAATTTAAAATATAAAGCAATGCAAATTTATTTTCTAATACTCTTCATAATTACTAATATAATCTTCTTTGGTCATTTGAACTTTAGCTTGTATTTCTCTCAAAATACCAATCATAACCCTACAACTACGCCTAACATCTACTGCGGCAATCTTAGTCTTTTGTGGTCCAAAAAACTTTTTCAGTCTCTCTTGGAAATCTCCTTCGAGTTCATCAAGAAGGCTTATTACATCCTTCCTGACTCCGTACTCGTCATTTTTATTCCAACCCCCATAGTAATCTCTATCAAGCATTATCTCTTTTTCTGTTTCTTAAGTATTTTTCAACTTCACCCATTAAGTTTTCACTATCTTGACCAAGTTTCTCTGAACCTTGAATTAATGAATCTTGCTTAACAACAACTTCTTGAATTACAGTTTTTCCTACTCCTTTTCTAATAACATCGCTTTTGTTCATTCTATCCATTAATTTTTGAGATTCAAACTTCATTTTGTTTCCTCTCTTAATTAATGCATTATCATTGATGTCATTCTTTTTAGGGGCATCATCTGCTCCAAGGAGCTCATTAATTAAATTAGAAGTATATCTATCAGACATATTCATAGCTCTATTAAATTTACCTTCTGCAAGTGGGTCTTCAGCTGGAACATCTTCTGCCCCCTCTTCTCCGCCTTCAGCGCCAAGGTCTTCTCCACTCATATCAAGGTCTCCTCCCATATCCATTCCACCACCGAAGCCGCCTCCGCCTCCTCCAAGGTCTCCGCCTTCATCTCCACCTTCTTCTCCGCTCTGTTGAGCTGCCATCATTTCTTCAGCACCCTCAATTTCAAACTTCTCATCAAGTTCTTTGAAAAGTCCAATTTTCTTGTACACTTCCACAGCTGAATCAATTTCAGCAAATATTTTCTTCTCAACTTTTTTCTGCTTAAGAATAAGTTTAATTTCATTTTTAGAGAAACCAAGAATATTTTCCATTGCCCAAACATATGATACTGGAGATGTTGCCTCTGCAGAGAACATTTCCTTAAATACCTCTAATCTCGCTTTCATTGTCTCCAACTTCAACAATTCTTGTTGTGTAGATGGATTTGCAAGTGTAAGCGTAAAGTTATCTATCTCATCTTTAAATCCATTGAAGTAAAGGTGAATGTTTGCAATTCTTTTAAGTTCAGCAAGTACTGCTTGTTGAATTGTATTAATAGTCCTTGAGAATCTAAGGTCTTGTTGTGATAATGTTGAACCTCCTGGAAGTGACTCACCGTAGTTCAAGTAGTTTTTAGGAACTTGAAGTGATGCAAATAACTTATTTTGGAAGTATTCAATATCTTGAATATCCCCAAGGTTAGATGCACCTGGAAGTGTTTCAATTCTTGATGACCTATCAGCTCTCATTGGAATGAAATAATCCTCTGTTACGTTCATTGGATTATACTTCATATTAATGTTACCAGTTTTCTGGTCAACAATCGGTTGCTTCTTAAGTTGCATCTGGAATTGTTGGATGAATTGTCCAACATCAGCATGCTCTAAGTTACCAACGTCAATATAAAATACCCTTCTTTCTGGAGCTCTTGTAATACGATATACAAGCATAGAATCTTCAGCAAGTTGTAATTGTTTCCAAAGCTTTCTTGCTGGGTCTAATATAGAACGACCATAAGGAAGTTTTCTTGTATCTTCTAATAATCTAAAGTGAGCAACTTGCCAATCTTCAAAATAATCTCCAGTAGTTTCCCATCTAAATCTTACATCATCAGTTCTACCCTCATAACCCTCTTCTCTATGAATCTCCTCAGATGGAAGAGCCATAACGTCATAAATACCTTCGTCCTTATCAATGTGTAATTGAAGAAAGAAATCCCCATACTTAAGTAAATCTCTAATCCAAAGTTTTAATGCAAAATCTATATCAAGTCTATTGTAAAATAAATCTTCAAGCAAAGATTTAACTCTTGAGTTTTCTGAAAAAATATCAAGTATCTTACCTTTTTCTCCTCTGGTAATACACTCATCTCTCATAATATTAAGAGCAGCAGCAATTTCAGGAGACATATCCATGGCTCTAAAATCCTGATAAGCATTTATCCTATCGGTATCATAGTAAATTGTTCTTGTGTAAAGGTCATGCGCAATTTTATTAACTTGCCAGTCAAGAAATTGCTGCTGGACATTTTCAATATTATTACCAGGACGAATAAGGTTATCACCTCCGCCTCTATGTTGTACAACCCCAGGGTCAGTTGTGATTGGGGTTCTTCTTTTGTTCTTATTTATTGCGTCTTTAACGCCACCAAATATACTTGGATTTACTTGTTCTTCTGCCATTTATGCTCGATTTTATAAAATATAATTATTTAGTTTATTAAAATAAACAGTTATCCCATTAACCAACTTGTATCATCTTCATCTGGCATCTCACCATCGAACGTTTGATTACCTTCTCCATTGAATATATATAGTCCTCCGCCTCCTTTTGGAAGGTTTACTTTTTTTCCTGAAGCTGGTAAACCTCCCACACTTGAATTAGTATTAAGCATCATTGCCTGAAGCATGCTTTTTTGCATTTCATTTGAAGCTGTTACATTTTCAAATTCTGTATCTCTAATATAAAGAGCAATACCAAGAGCTAAAATTAAATCATCATTAAATCCTGGCTCGTGCTCTGGCTTATCTCCATTCATTACAAAAGTTTGGAATTCGGACATAAGCCTCTTCGAGTGAAGAATAAGAGCATTTTCTCTCATATGCTCTATAATTGCCTTAACAAGAAGTACTCTATTTTTCCTTGATGTCTGGAATCCTGGTATTTCTGTACCTTCGCTTATTTTATAATTATGATGTCTAACGTGAATATCTTTTATGTTCTTTGAATAGAATTGTCTATTTTTTGGCCAATTGAATTTATCTCTAATATCGAAACAAACACCAAGACCAAATGAATTGGCCTCAATTACAATATAAGCCATGTTATACATTTTTGCTATGTGATTTATTACAAATGGAAAAAGGTCTGGAGAAATCTTTTCTCTAAACTCTGCCACTTGCTCAAGTGTATCTACATCAATAATTTGAAGTGTGGAGAAATCCTTTCCATCTCCCCTGGCGACATCGCCTCCAACTATATACTGTTTTCCTTCTTCAGGTTTTTTGTATATTGTCATATTTGTGACATCTCCTATAAACTCTGCGAATTTTTCAAAATTGTCTTTTTCAAGATAATTAAACCTAATGTATCCCTCAGCTTTATGGTCATCTTGAACTCTTGAGTGATACTTAGATACAAGTTGAGGGTCAATCGCAAGTCTCTTGGAACCTTCAAATGAAAGGTCAAGCTCTTGAGCAATTTTAACTGAATCCCAATTTAATCTCTTACACTGAGATTCATACCATGGGCTCCACGGTAATTCTTCTCCAGATGGGTCTATCTTCATTTCAAGGTCTACAGCACTATTCGGATTTTCTTTCCAGTGAACAGTTTCTCCATGGAAATCATTTTCGTGTGCTACAGCATCAACCCAAGTCTTATAATAAAGATTACCTGTACCATTAGGAGTAGAAATCATTATGCACTTCCCACCAGTAGCAGAAAGTGCCATACCAGCTCCCATCCAAATTGCCTCATCATCCTTGATAAATGCTGTTTCATCAAGAACCAACATTGTAAGAGAATCCCCACGACCAGCATTCGGACTCGATGCCTTTGCTTCTGCGTATGAATTATTTGAGAAAGATATTTTTTTTGTGTTATCAGATTCTATTGCATCTGGCTTAAGCCATATTGGAGTATGCTCTATAAACTGCTTAACAGTTTCAAGGAATCTCATAGCTCCAGCCCCATCATTGGCAATGATAAGAATCTTCTCATCATACCTAAACATAAGCCTCCAAGCAACGTATCCAGCTGTAATAACAGAAAGACCTGTTTGTCTTGATTTAAGAATGATGTTATTTTGATGTTCGTGAAAATTCCTTAGACAATCATTTTGATACTCAAAACATGTCATTTGTGCAACCATCCTCTTAGATGCATCAAATACGAATCCGTAAGTATTCATATAATATACAGGGTCTTTAGCACACTTGGCGTACTCAAGCATTTTTTTATCTATCATTCCTAATTTATTTCTAATAAATAGGGGTAAAAATGCATTTCCGACAATTAAAGTCCTATATATACGTTTGTTCCGAGTTCGCTATCTGATTTTACAGATATGTTATCTGATACAAATATTACAGAAGTAATATCGTTTTTTGCATAAAGCTGGTAATCTCCAATAGTAGAAGCAGACCACTCTGCTGTGTAAACACCTCTTGACGCATCTGATAAAGAAGTGCTAACAGTAATTCCAGTATAGTCAATACCATCTCGATACATTACAGTATCGAAAGTAACCCCAGTGATAGGGTTATTATCTTCATTTACAGAAATAATTTGTTCGTATACAGTTTGTCCAGTTGCAATATTCATCTCTAAGCTTTTTAATAAATAGCTTTAAAAGATTATTATTCTACTTCTTTGAAAACATTTGACCTTGTAATCTTATATTTTTTTACATTTCCAGACTTTGCGTTGATATAACCTTCTTCCCACCACTTTAACATTTGCTCTTTTTTGAATACAAGAGAGTTATCTGTAAGGCTATATGGCGTATAATATATGTTTATAGAAACTTCTCTACCATGAGAATTCAACTTACTTAAATCTATATTATCTTCAGCAGTTTTTCTTTGCATTATATCCATAAGCCTGAAGAAATGTTGAAGTAGGTTTTCAATCCTTCCTCTCTTAACAACCCCAAACCCTTCTGGAGACAAAACAATAACGTCAATCTCAGTAGCTCCATTTTCTATAGCCACCTGAACTGGTATGTGCTCATATATAGCTCCATCTGAATATTGGTTTCCATCTTTCTCAACAATACTCGTAACAATAGGAGCGTTACAAGAGGCCCAAAGCCAATCAATGAAGTCTTCATATTTATTATCGTTTGATGATTTAAACTCTGGTCTTTTATCTGTTAAATTTGATACTACTGCAATAACCTCTTTATCTGATTTATATAACTTATCAAAATGTTTTTCCTTAAAGTAATCTTTTATTAAATTTCTAAGATTATGTGTTTCTCCAAGAGTTTTTTTAAGAGTGACTACTCTCTTGAGTGCATTCCATTTTTTAATACTCCCCTCTTTATCGAATGGGTTTACAGAAAAAATATCTTCAGATGTAATACTTGTATAACCCTCTTTTAGAAGGTTAAGTTCTCGAATAGAAGTAAGAGGAGCTAAAAGGCTTCCAGTAGATGTTCCGACATACAGGTCGTAATCTTTGTCTTGGTCTCCTACGAGATGCTGAATTACTCCTCCAGCCCAAGCTCCTTGAGAACCACCGCCACTAATAACAAGAGCTCTCTTGCCTTTAAATGGTTTTTTATTCAGTTTGCTTGGTATGTTTTTATCTTCTGCCATAAAAAAAAGGGAATACCTTAAATATAACCCCTTTTTTTATTAAAATCAATTAATGATTTTTTATTTATGTTTCCATGTAAGTTTTTATCTTTCAACTCCTTTAAAGCTAATTTTATTTCCCAAGAACCAATGGCATGTCTTTTTTGCCTGAACGCAATATTCAAAGCTCTACTTAAATTATAGCCTCTCTTAAACATAAAAATTTTATAATACTCAAGATACCCAACAGATGCAGATATAGTTGTTTGTTTATCACCAAATGATGTTTTTTCTTGCATTGTAAGTGTATCTTCAAGCCACTCTCCCCATACATTACCTAATTCATCATACCTTATAGAAAATCCTTCTTTCATAGCGTCTCCTAAACAAGCATAAGTCCCATCAATAATTCTCCACCAAATTTTAAAAAATAATTTCCAATCCTTCTCTTTGAATGGCATGTATATAGAGTAAGGGATATTATATATAATTCCAACTACAATAACTGGAGTAAATACTATTGTTGAGCCTATCATAGTAATTAAACCATCTCTAAACTCTTTAGATATAATTAACCCAAGTACAACAAAGGTTATTAATAATATTAATAATGTGTTCATATCTTTTTTTATAAATAGAATTAATTATTGCGGATTTAATCCATTTAGAATATACATTCTTATTGTAACTGTATTGCTGGTTCCAGGCACATAATTATCTAATCTTGCGTATGGATGGACAGCTATCTCCTGAATTAATTGACAAGGATTTCCTTCTGTATCTAATTTAGTACCAAACTCATAGTAAGCAGACAATGCTGAATTAATATCCTTCAACAAAGGAAGGGCATCAGCCTCTGCTTCAGAAACACTATTTAAGTCATTAGATGTCATAATGAATAATCCAACCGTATTTACCAATAGTTCATTAATCAAATTCTTTCTTCTTCTCCTTGATTCATCCCTAGCTATCATAGGTTTATATACCTTAAACAATGTTTTGCTATCTTCAGATAGAGTTCCATCCATCTTATACCACCTTCTAACCTCAGTTCTTGTTGAAACATATCCGTTATCTGCAAAAGTATACGTTGCAGAATAATCAATAATTGGATTATCGTAATTAAATACTGTAAATCCAAAATAATCATATGTTATTGATACGTTTTCATAATACGTGCAACCTGTTAAAAAACCGAATTTATCAAACTGAAGATTTGGGTGCAATCTAATATTCAAATCTTTTTTATAATCAATTGACTTAGGAGCTGCTTTCGGGTTGAAGTTTTCAGTAGACTCAAATATATCATCACTTAAGAAGTCGTAAATCTTGAAGTGGTTATTTTCTTCTTGTTCTTCGTAGGTTAAAACCTCATCCCTCTTTTCTTTATCAACAATAAAATATTTAGCAATAACTTTTTGTTCATTCAAAGTGTATGCACTCCAAGTTGCTCCAGTCTGATTTTCATAAATATCTTTAATCTCTCTCTTTATTTTACAATGCTTATAATCTACATATCCTCCAAATTTATCCCAATTTTCTATTGATGTGATATTAGAATAACCTTCAACAGATGTAGACGCTGAAGTTGTGAATGGTGAATTACCATCAAGGTCATTTTTGTTCCACGTACTAATGTTGAGGCCGATAATCCCGCTATTAAGGTTGTATGCAAATATATTCATTATTCTTGTTGTATTTTATATAAATAATTTATTTATTATTAATCTCTTATCTTTTTCAAAGTAATATAAGCAGAATAAATACTAGCCAAACCACTTCCTTGGTTTGACATTTTAAGCTCTAAATCCCTTTCTCCAGATGCAAGAACAACTCTCTTATGTATATTTCCATAATTAACGTTAGAACTACTTTGCTCAACATCCATTTTTTGAGAAAATAAATCAACCCCATCAATCTGAGGGGTTATTTGTATATCACCACTGTTTGACGAGTTTCCATAAATAAAAGATATATTAATTTCATAAACCCCACCTTCAACGGTTACTGTGTTATCTACAGCGCCCCCTTCTGTATTTGTAAAATACTCTTCATCAGTAGCTGTTTCATTTGTATGTTGACCTTCTTTTTCAATATAAAATTCTTCTTCGTTTTTAATCAAAATTGTATTCCCAACTAAACCGACAGTTAAACCACTAGTTCCGCTTAGGCTATAAAATTCAAAATCAACTCCATTTTTTTGCTTAAACACCCCAATGTCAGAACCTATATTAGATACTGTATTAACTTCTCCAAACAAAGTGGACAGCTCAGTTGAACCTGAGTAAAATGTGTCACCAGATAAATTTGTTGAAAATACTGAAGATAGTGAAATGTCGTTTTCTAAATTTATAATCGGAGAAACTGATGTTCCACCAGTAAACATATTTGTTCCACCCTGAATGCTTATAGTATCCCCAGATTCTCCTTTATCTCCTCTTATTCCTCTAATTTCATTTTTTACAGAAACACCAACTCTAGCACCATTCCATGTTCCTGAAACCGTATTTGTTCTAAACCCAACCATGTCGTTTTCAAATATAACTATAGGAGAAGGGAATGCGTAAACACTATTTTCATCAAATGTAGCTGTTGCTACAGCAACGTTATTAACCATTAAATCTATAGTTGCAGTTGTGCCTTGAATTTCTGCGTGAAGAAACATTTTTGTTATTTCTTAATCATACATAATGTAAACATTATTTTGACCACTTCCACCATTACCAAATGACCATTGTCTATTGTTATTAGATAAAGTTCCGTTCTCCTCTGCCCATATCATATAGTGTATGTCGCCTATTTCTAAACCAGTAAGATTTGAACCATCTCCATAAAACACAGCTTCTTGAGTGTTTCCAGAAAATACATTTGAGTATGTTGTTCCGCTTACATAAAAGTCATCAAAACTATTTAAACTCAAATCACCCGCAATGCCTTTATCACCTTTTTGTCCATTAAGAACTTTCATTATTGATAATGAGGAACCTCCAGGTTGAAGTGTTACTTGGTCAAAGCCATAATTTCTCCTAAATGTAACTCTAAGCTTATCGCCAACCTCAAGGTCAAGAACTGCTTGAAAGCTTCCAGAAGCTCCATGGTTCAAAAATCTAAGATACATTTCTGTTGTTGTTCCTTCAACTGGTGAAAAACCTGACCCAGTATCTATTTCAAGCCTACTTTGAGCTTGACTTCTCGTAACTGAAGAATTTAATGAAACTATTGTAGATGTTCTACCAATAACAAGGTATTTAGATTTTGACACAATAGTTACCTCATCATTATTAACAATTGTACTATGCGTAAAATCATTACCAAGTTGTCTTTGAGAATTTAAAGGAACTTTTGCAGACCATGCATTTGTTGTGGTTGTGGTACCTCCAGAGCTATCATATGCATCGAAGTAAGAGCTTGTAAGAGCTGACAAAGCTGTGTCTATTTGATTTTCTAAAACTTGAGAAATCTCTGTTGAACCTGAATAAAAAGTATCAGCAGAAAGGGAAACTATATTAATATTATCATTTAAATTAATAATTGGCAAACTACTTGTGCCTCCAGTGTTTATATTTAAACCTGGCTGAACTCCTATTGTGCTTACATAGTTACTAGATATTAAATTCCTTATAATTATCTCAATATCAGTAGAACCTGAAAAAAAAGTTGAAGCACTGATATTTCCAACAACTCCCACATCACCAGTAATAGTACCTCCTGTGAGTCCAAAAAATGATTTTGAACCATATTCAAATACATTTGTACCATCATAGCCCCACAAATTGTGGTCAGCTAAATTAGATGCAAGTTCTCCAGATTTGATTAAATTCACTTCATCTCCAGTTGTTCCCGTAGGAATCTTGCCAGGTACAGAAGTTCTTTTCGTTATTAAACGTGCGTTTCTGCTTTGTGCCATGTCGAATTATATAATTCTTTAATAAAAAAATACCTAAAAAAAAGGCTCTTGTTTTAGGGTTATTTAACCCTCTTTCAATAAATGGTTTAATAATTCTTTTAACAAAAATAAATAAAAGATTTAAAAAAAATTTTTCTACTTATTTATTAATAAAGAAAACAACTAATAAAACAAAAATTATGGCTGATATGTTTAGACCTGTTCCAATTGAACAGGAACCAAAGAGAAAGAATAGATTTGTTCTTGAGTTTCCAACGGAACTTGGTATCGAATCATTCTTGGTACAAACGTCTGGAAAACCTTCACTTGAAATCGGTTCTACAGAAATCCAGTATATGAATACTTCAACTTGGGTTGCAGGTCGTTCTATCTGGTCAACAATTGATATTACGTTTATTGACGTGATAGGACCATCTACTACACAGAAGGTTATGGAATGGGTAAGACTTCATTTTGAATCTGCAACTGGTAGAATGGGATACGCAATTGGATACAAGAAAAACCTTGTGCTTAAAGCGCTTGACCCAACTGGTGTTGAAGTTGAAAAATGGACACTTATCGGTTGTCAAATCACAAATGCTTCATTTGATGATTATGATTACAGTGCTGATGACGTTGCAATGGTTAACATTACTATCCAACCAGATAGATGTTTACTTGCTGCATAAGTAACTATTATTTTATATAAATATTAACGCAAACCTTGGGTGCTATTGAGCGTTCAAGGTTTGTTTTTTTTAAATAACCATGGGACTATTAAGATTGTATAGAAAATTCTACTGTGTATCAACTTCTGGTACAGAAGACTCTTATACGCCTATTACTCCAACTTCGGTTACTGCATCTTCTTTTATAGCAGGAACTGGTGGAACAGAGTCGGCAACGATGATTGAAACTGGAATTCCTTTAACGGAAGAAGAAACTGGTATTTTTTACGCAGACCTAACTCCTGAACTGTACTCATCTGATGTTACATATGATTTAGTTTTTTACGTTCAATATACTCCATTAGCTCCAGCAGATAAAAAGCTAAGTACAAGGTTTAGAATAATGCCTTTCAATATAGCTAATCAACTTGATTTCGAGATAAGCGATGTAAACTCAATTGATTTTGAGATAAGCAATATAACGCCTATCGAATATGAAATAATAGGAACTTATAATTAATAAAAAAAAACATGTCATTAAATAAAAAAGAATTCATAATAAAAAGAAACGATACATTACCTGCTCTACAGCTGTGCTTAATTGACAGAGGTTGTCTTGGTAGTAAAGAACCTTTTAGTCTTGATGGAGTGACAGGAGTAACTTTTACTATGGCTAACGATTGTGGAGATTATAAAATCTTTGCTAAGTCAGCTCAAACAGTTTCCTTCTCTGCAGGAACAATACAATACAATTGGGACGCAGAAGATACTAATGAAGCTGGAAGGTTTAAAGGAGAATTCCAATTGTTATATTCAGATGGAAATAAATTATCTATCCCTCAAAACGGACAAATTCAAATAGACATCCCAGGAGATGTTAATCCTTACTAAGTTTGTAGATTATTCTGCGAATTATAATTTATATTACAAAAAAAAGCCACTCAATTAAGAGTGGCTTTTTTGTTTCTATGATTCTGTATTTTCTTCTTTATACTTCCAAATGTAGCCTCCAGAAGATTTTAAATCACCTCTTGCAGCAGAAGCCACATTTCCTATATGAAAACCATCATCTTTTACTTGAGATAAAAATTCATATTCTTTAATAAAATTATCTTCTTTATCAAATTGTAACAAAATTTTTCTTTGACTTGATGCTTTCCCAAAATTAGGGTTTTTATTCCCTAACTGTCTATCTCCTTTTCCATAAGCTGGATTCTTCTCTCCAACGTTTGCTTTTCTTATCTTTTCTTTTGTCTCATCTGAATGAGAAAATCCTTTATTTTTTCTTTTTTTTGAAGATTCAGATATTTTATTTTTATGCTCTTTTGATAGTTTTCGTCCAGATAGTTTGTTTGATATTTTATTTTTATGCTCTTTTGATAATTGTTTTCCGAACATAGGATTTTTATCCCCCAATTGCCTATCACCTTTTCCATAAGCTGGATTCTTCTCTCCAACGTTTGCTTTTCTTATCTTTTCTTTTGTCTCATCTGAATGTTCTCTTCCTTTTTGTGATTCTGAAGCATTCTCTCTCATTTCTTTTGCCTTATCTTTCCCATACAATTCTTCCCATGATTTTCCTTTCCTGGACTTAGACATATTTTCTTTTTGTTCATCTGTCCATTTATTTCCATAATTAGGATTGTTTTCTCCAGAATTAGCCTTACTTATTTTACTCCTTA